TCGGCTCTCGGCTCGCTGCTTATGTCTAATTTTGGAGGATATCCTCCAAAATTAATCACACTTTAAAATATTAAGAATGGGAAGAGTTTCTTCCCATTCTGGTTACATAGTAGAGTACTGAATGTCGGCGGGAATTTGAATAATGGTGATCAAGCAGGTTTCTTTTATCTGCATGCTAACAATTCCTCTTCCAATGATAATTCTAATATCGGCTCTCAGCTCACTGAATATGTCTTAAAATTTAATATAAACTATGTAACCATGGCTCTTGCCAAAATACGTTTTGTCGAAACCCAGTGTTAGTAAGAGTAAAAATCTGAAAGTTCTGTTCTCACCGACATAAGGATTGTTTATGAAAAGACACGGAAATTTATGAAAAGATATTATAGACTTGGACAATTTGTATTTAGCACACAAAAATGCTAGAAGGGGAAAGACACATTATAAAGAAGTAAAGTTAATAGATCAAAATCCTGAATATTACATGAAGAGGTTACAGACACAACTAAAATGAGGATTTTTCGAAAATTCTGAATATACAATATTTAAGAAAGTTTGTGGAAACAAAATTAGAGAAATTTACAAACTTCCATATTATCCAGATAGAATTGTTCATCACGCAATTATGAATATTATAGAACCTATATGAAAAAATGTTCTTATCAGGGATACATATTCAGCTATTAAAAATAGAGGTATTCATGAAGGATTTTATAGAGTTAAGAAATTTCTAAGAGACAAACCCAACACCAAATATTGTTTAAAACTTGATATCAAAAAATTTTATCCCTCTATTAATCATACAATTCTCAAATCTATAATTAAGAAGAAAATAAAATGTAATAAAACACTAAATCTACTATTTAAAATTATAGATAGTGCTAAAGGGGTTCCAATAGGAAATTACCTGTCACAATATTTTGGTAATTTATACTTAACTTACTTTGATCATTGGGTTAAAGAAGTTCTTAGAATTAAATATTATTGTAGATATTGTGATGATATAGTAATATTACATAAATCAAAATCTGAGTTGAGACAAATATTTAAGGATATAAAACAATATCTTATAACTAATTTAGATCTTTCTATAAAATCTAATTGACAAATTTTTCCTATAAATAAGAGAGGAATAGATTTCTTAGGTTATAAATTTTACCATAATTATATTAAAGTAAGAAAATCAATAGTTAAGAAATTTAAACATAAAGTAAAAATGATAAATAAATATATAGATTCCAAGACTAATACAAATATCATTAATTCTATCATGAGTTATTACGGTTGATTTAAACACAGTGAAAGTTTTGGAATATGATTTAATCAATTAAACACTAGATATTTAATATCATTATTTACTAATATTTGTCAGTTTAACCAAAAAATAAGAAACCCACACAAGGAGTCATTACAATGTATATAAGATCATCAGCAATAGATTTTCCAGTTGTATATAAAAATAAAAATTATCTAATAGTACCTTTCAATATTAATGAAATAGTTACTACAGAAGAAGATGAAGAAATAATAACATATAATTTTTGTTTGTATAAGGAAAAATTTAGATCTAATAAATTACACTATATCAAAAATATAGTATGAAAAATGTTAGAATATGATTTGCATAATCATATATATCCTGAATATAATCAAGGATCACAATCATCAATCCAAGGATACGCAAACAAAGCAAAAGATGAAGATAAATTTGATATTTATGAAGAATGTAAGAAGATCCAAGAATGAATAGATAGTTGTTTAACATATTATTATGATAAAAGGGATGAAATTTTTTACGCAACAAGTGTAGAAGATGTTACAGTTGTTAATTGGAATTTTATTCAAAATGTTCCAAAACCAAATAACTTACTAAAGTTAAGAGAAATTAAAGAAATGTTTAAATAAGAGGTGAAAAAATGGTATGATACAATCCAAGAGATTGATTAAATGAATCAATTAAAGCATTCAAATCAAAATCTGATTATTTAACAGATAAACAACAAGCAACAGTATCTGGTGAAGGATATGAATCTTTTGATATAACTGGATTCGGTTCTACTGGATTATCTAGTTTTAACATGTTTTATAATCAATACATTAATAAAACATATAAGAATGAAGTTGCTAAGATTTATCATTATAGAAATATGGTTAATAATCCTGAAATTTCAGATGTTGTTGAAGATGCTGTTAATGAATCATTACAAGAAGATACAGAAGGATATATAATTAATTTTAAAGTTAGTGATGAATCAATATCTAATAAAGAATCATTGATGAAAAATATTAATAATGAATTCTATAATTTCTTCTATAACAAATTAAATATTGAAGAATCAGCATGAAATATATTTTATGATTATTTTGTTGATGGAAGAGTATATTTAGAAAATATTATTAACGTTAATAGACCCAAAGAAGGTATTATTGGATGGAAACGATTACCTTCTGAAACAATGGATAGAATGTATGATGAATTTGGAAGAATTGAAGCATTTCTCCAATATTTAAGCAGAGATCCGAAAAAACCTAAAGATCTAGAAGATGCTGAAAGAGATGATAAAATTATTGTATTCTACCCTGAACAGATAACCTTTATTCCTTATCAATATGGTCAAAATAGAAATATAATATATGGATTCTTAGAAAAATGTAAGATTCCTTATAATCAGTTGAAACTTTTAGAAACTGCTATGGTGATATATAGAATTGTAAGAGCACCAGAAAGATTTGTATTCAAAATTGATACAGGTGCTATGCCTAGAGATAAGGCAATGAAGTATGTCGAGAAAGTTAAGCAGAAAATGAACAAAAAACAGACATTTGATCCTAACACTGGTACATTACAGAACAGTTCAAGTGTGCTCAGTCTCCTAGATAATTATTTTTTGCCCCAAAGCGATAACCGTGGTTCAGATATATCAACAGTTGGTGGATCAAGTAAAGGATTTGAATCATTGGATGATATATTTTATTTTCAGAAGAAATTATATAGAGCACTTAAATATCCTATGAGTAGAGTAGAAAATAAATTTGAGAATAGAACAGGTGATAATTTATTTCATGGTAATGCAATGGGGGAGATAACCAGAGATGAGATTAAATGATCCAAATTCTTAGAAAGACAACAGAAAAAAATTGCTGATAATTTGAAAGAGTTATTCCTATTACATTTAAAATTTAAAAATTTAAAAGATACTTATGGATTAACCAAAGATAATTTTCAGATTCACTTTAATGATCCATCTAATTATAAGAGCCAAATGGATCAGATGTTATTAGAGACAAGAATCAATAATTACATGCATTTATCAAATGAGGAAGGATTCAGTAAGTTCTTCTTAATGAAACATTATCTTAATTGAGATGAAGAGACTATTAAAGAAAATGCTGAAGGAATAAAGAAAGATAAAGAATTAGGTCTTGTATCAAAAGATGGTATGGGATTCTAAATAGAATAGAATCAAATAAAAAAGGAGAATGTTATGGGTGATGTAAACAAAGAAAATGTAAAGAAAGCATTGGATAATTTCGAAGATGAAAAATACGTTCAAAGTAGAGACATATTAAAGAAAGAGTTCAGAAAGAAATTTAATGATTACTTAAAAAAAGAGTTAGATACTGAAAATGATCCTGTCGATGGTATCGAACCAGAAGAACCAGAAAAAGACAATACTGAAGATGAATAAGTAATTGTTATTGTTTGATTTTTAAAGTGTGGGAGAATACTATATTCTTTCACACTTTTTTTATAAATAATTTAGATAAATATTTATAATAGGAGAATAAATATGAAAAAGTTGAAACTTATAACTGAGAGTAATTTTGACATATTAACCGAAGAAGATTCTAACAAGAATTTATATGTAACTGGTATATTTTCTTCAGCTAACAAAAAGAACAGGAATGGTAGAACATACCCCAAGCACATATTAGAAAGAGAGGTAAATAAACTAAAAGATCAAATTAAAGAAAATGGTCCCATACTAGGTGAATTATCTCATCCTGAAAGTAGATGTGAAACAAAGTATGAGTTAGCTTCTCATGGAACTGAAGAGTTATGATGAGAAGGAGATAATGTTTATGGAAGAGCAAAGGTACTAAAAAGTTTACCTTATGGATCTGTTCTTGAGGGTTTAATAAAAGAAAAAATTAAGATAGGGATTTCAAGTAGAGCACTTGGAAGTTTAAAAGAGAATAATGAAGTGTCAGAAGATTTAAATATGATTTGTTGGGATGCAACTTCTAATCCTTCAAATTATGGAAGTTGGGTTAATGGTATACTTGAAGGTAAAGAATTTAGTATTCCCGAATCTCAAGTTATGGAACCTAATGAAGAACAGATCAAAGAGGCTAAAGAAGAATATTATAGAAAACTTTGACAAGTAATTGATAATATTGAGAAGAATTTATAAGGAGAGAAATTATGCAAGATAAGACATTATTAGAAAAATTAAATTTATTTTTAGGTGAATCTGAAATTGATTGAAAACAGGTAAAAGAAGCAATGATAAATGCCGCTGAAGATATCTTTGATGAACCAGATAAAAAGGTTATTGATGATATGATTTCTACTATTAAAAAGAGAAATGATGCTAAGGATACTGAAGATGCGATCCAGATTGGCATTAATATGATGAGAAGTGAAGACTAATATAAGGAGAATTTATGCAAAATAAACTATTAGAAAAAATTGATAAATATTTGGAAGGTAGTATTAACCTAGATGAAAAAGTTTCTAGAAAAGAAGCTCTTCAAAAAGTAGAGAGAACAATAAAATCAGCAAAAACAGACAAACAATTAGAAGTTGCATCTAAAATGGTTGGAAACTTTATTAAAATGTATGGTGAAAAATTCATTGATGATGTTAAAAATCTTTTAAGTCCCCTTAGAAAAAACACCACTGATAAATTTCTGAGAATGATTGATGATCAAAAAAAGAAAATTGAACTGGAAAAAGAAAGATCATAATTTTCCCATAAACACTGGACTTTTTAACAATTTTAACAATTTCTAGTGTTTACTTATAAATAAGATTAGATAAAGACAAATTTAAAACAATTCTAGAAGGAGGAATAAAATATGGAATTAGATAAAATCCTAGAGATGTTAGGTGTTGATAAACTTGACGAATCTAAACAAACAGAAGTTCAGGAAAAACTTCAAACCATTATTGAAACTAAAGTAGATGAGAAGGTCAAGGAAAAGGAAGAAACTCTTAAAGAAGAGTTAACAGAACAATTTGAGCAAAAATTTGAAGATTATAAAACTGATATTACTGAAAAATTTAGTAATTTTCTGGACGAAGTAATCGAAGAAGAGATGAAAATCCCTGAAAAGATTAAGGAATATGCAAGAAAGGGTGAATTATACTCTGATGTTATGGAAACATTGAAGGTAAGAATGGGAATTGATGAAGGTGTTCTTGATGATGAAACTAAGAGTTTGATTAAAGAATCAAGAGATGAAATTTCTAAACTTACTGATCAAGTTAATTCTTTAACTTCTGAGAACATGGAAATGAAGAAAGATGCTAAAGAGTTAAGTGCTGGTCTTTATCTAAGAGAGAAATGTGAAGGTCTACCTTTTAAACAAAAGGAAAAGATTATTTCTTTACTAGAAGGTATTACTTCTAAAGAAGAAATTGATAAGAAGTTTGATGTTTTGGCTGAATCAACCAAGAATGAAGAAACTGAATTAACTGAGGAAAATAAAGGTAAGGGTAAAGAGGAAGGTAATTTAACTGAAGAAGTAAGTGATGATCCATTTACCCAAATGAAACAACAATGATTAACCATTATGAGTGAAGAAAAGTAATTGAAATATAAATATTCTAAAGGAGGAATTAAAAATTATGAATAAACAAATTTTAGAAAAATGAAAGGAACTATTAGAGAGTGAAAATGCTCCAAAGTTCAAAAGTAATAAAGTTAAGGAAGCTACTGCATTGATGTTAGAGAACCAGTTTTCTTATTTAAGCAAACAAGGTTATAACATGAATGAAGCAATTTCTGATCCTGGTACAGCTGCTTATTCAGGTAGTTTAACACCTCAAGGAAATTCTTATGGTCAAAGTGGATACTTTCATAAGATTGCTATTCCAATGGTAAGAAGAACATTTCCTGAGTTAATTGCTCACGAAATTGTAGGTGTCCAACCAATGACTGGACCAGTTGGATTAGCATTTGCTATGAGATTTAAGGCTGATCAAACTTATAATAGTGGAACTAATCAAGAAATTGGTTACAATACTATTGATAAAGACTATTCTGGAACTTATGAAACAAGTGCTGGTGAAGCATTAGGATCTAATGAAACTAATGATTTGGGTCTTGGATTTGGAGATGGTACAGCTATCAAAGAATTAAGTATGACCTTAGAGAAAGATCAGGTCGAAGCAAAAACCAGAAAGTTAAGAAGCAGATGGTCAATTGAAGTTGCACAAGATATTCAAAATATGCACGGACTTGATCTTGAAAGTGAAATGACAGAAGCACTTTCCTACGAGGTAACTGCAGAAATTGATAGAGAATTAATTGGTGAGATCAGAAGTGTTGCACCTCCTACTTCATATGATTATGACACTGATTTTGATGGTAGATGGGAATCTGAAAAATATAGAAATCTATATAATGCAATGATCAGAAAAGCAAATAGAATTGCAGTTAAGACAAGAAGAGGTCCAGCTAATTGGGCAGTTGCTAACCCAACTCTTTGTGCAGCTCTTGAATCTACACCAAGTTTTGCTACACATCCAACGGGTGCAAATGTAAACACTGCTATTACTGGTGTTGCAAGAGTTGGATCATTAGATGGTAGAATGACTCTTTATAGAGATACTTTCTATGATACTGATAGTATTCTATTAGGATTCAAGGGTGTGAACGAATACGATACTGGAGTTGTTTATCTTCCTTACATCCAATTAATGTTGGATAGAGTTACTGATTATGCAAGTTTCCAACCTGCAATTGGTTTACTAAGTAGATATGCAATTCATAAACATCTCCACGGGGCTTCAAATTTCTATGAAGAATTAGTATTTACTTCAATGCCTTAGTAGCTAATTACATAGCAACTTTAAAACCCTTATACTTAATTGTATAAGGGTTTTTTATTATTCATATCTAACCTCATTAATTTGTTTTAAAATTTCAATTTCTCTGTTTATACCCGGAAAATATTCTGTTTGTACCGACCAACCAAAACCTAAACCTTTATTTTCCCAAAAATCTATAAAATAAGGCATTACTGTTTCATTAGATACTTTAATAAAACTATCTTTCTCAAAAATTTTTTCTAACAAAGAATAATCAAAATACTTATATAACTTATCAATTACATAATCCCATTCTTTTCTCTCTTCCATCAGTTTTTTATTCCCCAATTCACAAAATGTAGAAGGTAATGGGCATTTTTTATCATGAAAACCAACCTCATAATTATTATAATCCTTTAAATATTTCAAATCCAAATTTATAATATCTTTAAATATATACTGTATAACAACTGATCTTAATTGTATCCAATAAGGAATTATAACTACTTTATATCCCATATTGGTATATACTTCTTTCTTTTTATAGTCATTTAAAATTGTGTCTGGATTAGTATAATGAAACTTCCCATTAAACTCAATGATTAAATTTAATTCTTCAATTCTATAATCAGGTCTGTTTTTTATTCCACTACCAGGAACAATTTTATCGTGATATATTTCACACTCTGGTAAGAACTCGGTTAAAAATTTACCTAATATCTCTTCAGTTAGATACCCCTCAACTTGTTCATAATCATAATTAACTTTAACCACATTAAACTCCTTGTTTTTATTCCTTCTTATATATCAACTCCCATTCTTCACTATCAACCATTACATCTCTCATAGTATCGGGGTCTAATCTTTTAGCTTCATATCCACCAAATTTATAACCTATCTTATCATAAGCATAAGAATAGAGTCAACTACAAATTGGGAAATCTTCTATAAATCCTATCCTCCTGAATAAGTAAATATCCTTTCTTTTTCTCAATAATTTAGTTAATGAAAAATCAGCTAGAAATAATAATAATTTTAATCCACCATATATGTTACCTTTATACTTATTCAAATATTCTTGAATTACATGTTGTTCAAATTTAGTTAAATGTTTCTTCCTTCATACCTCAAATCTTTTATGATTATCAAATCATTTTAAGTAGTTAGTATCTTTAACTGTTAATCCAGCTTCGGAAATTGTATCAGGATATTTAAATCCTGATATATGTGTAGAATATACTCTTTCTTCTCCTGGTTCTCTACTAAATCAAGCAACTAATTTACCAAACAATGATTTTCTATTAACACAAATAACATCTCCCGTTTCAAATTTTGGATAATTGATCATATATCCCTCCAAATAAAAATTTAATTACTATATATTTATAGTAATAGAATTTTAAAAAGATATTATGGGAGTATTTAGTTGTTATGCATATCATTTATAAAGTTGTTTGAATAAATCAGTAAGTTCTGTATATCCAAGTTGTATAAGAAAATTAACAAGTATTTCATCTGCGATGTGATGGTTTTCTTCTCTATCAGTTTGATCATCAACCAGTTTTTTCATTTTTTCAACTGCTTCAGTATAAATTTGCTTATTTGTTTTCTTCATAATTTTCCTCCTATACTAATTCAAATTTAACTGGTCCTTGATGTGGATAAAATACAACACTGTACTTTTCTGCAACAAGATATACTGCCTTATCATTTTCATATATTAATTTGGTGAACTCTTCCAAAGTATCATAATCACTTAATTCTTTACTTAGTTCTACTGTGACAAGATGATGTTCAACTCCATTTAAAATCTGAAAAATCTTTATATGTGTCATATTAATCTCCTATAATTTCAATGATATCAATTAATGAAACTAAATCACTAATTTTTAATAGTTTAGTAGCTTTCTTAATATATTCTTGTCTTGAATATTCAGTCCAACTACCATCATCATAATACCAACCACAACCATCTTCATGATTATGTACACAAAATTTTTCATGTAATACTTCTGCTAATCTTAAAGTTTCTTCACTATAAGGTAGATTTTTTCTTTTCTTCTTCTCTTCTTGTAAAGAATTTTTAAGTTCTTCTAGTTCTCGTTTCCTTTTTTCAATATCTGATTCTAAATCATGAATATTCATAAATCCCTCAATTTCTTTTATCAAACTAGTCTTCTGGATACAACACTTCAGCTTGTACATCAAAATAATTATATTTTTCACCCGGATAAAAATATACTTCACAGATTGGACCATCAACTACCCAACATTCTTTACTCTCATCCCACCATGAAAAATCAGGATAGGCATTATAAGTAACTTCATTATTGATATCAAACAATAACATAATTAATTCTCCTTTAATGATCTTTTTTCAAATTCACAAATTTCACAATTTTCATTTGTAGGTCTTAATTCTTTATACTGGAGATATATATCCGCATGATATGGACATAAAGAAACAATATTTCCTGGTTTATAATATGTTTCATGACCACATTTTACCCATTCATATTCACAAT